GCACCCAGTAAGATGTCGCGCTGGATGGGTTGTTGTTCAGGTTACTATTCTGAAGGCTCTGGTACTGCTCACCGTTATAAGTGACTACAGCGCCTTCCTGATAGGTTATGCCTGAGTTCCATTCTACTGAGTAGAGTAGCGTCCAGTATCCTGACGTAGATGTCGGATCGTTGTTCTGGTTACCTGCGGCGAGAGATCGGTAGTATTGACCGTCACTGCCCAACACCACGGCATCAGCACTGTATATCTTCGTAGCTACCCAACCATCACCGAATACACTAGCAGTCTGACCTACCGGATCACGAACCAGTATCTGTACATCATTCTTGTCTACCAGTATCGCCTTAGCAGTACCGCTGAAGAATATGTTTGGTTGCCTGCCAGCAGCGCTCAGAATGACCGGATTGGTGTTAGCGATAGTCTGGTTGATGTCGCTGAAGGTATCCTTGAGAGTAGTCGTGCCTGTCTCGTAGAAATATATCTTACCGCTGCTCAGCGGATCGCCAGCGTCATCAAAGTATTGTGCGTTTATCTCGCCGAATCTAGCCATTATTCTTCACCAGTAAAATATTGTTCGATCTCATCAATGTTAGAGCGGGTAAAGTAATCTGCAACTCCTGCTGCAAGTATTCTCTCAGCGGAGGCGTTAGGTATATCTTGAGTAGCCATTCTTCCTAACTCTTGAATTGCTGACTTTACGGCATTAGAAGAAGAATCATACCAATTCGTAAAAGCTCTTGATTTTACCAACCTCTCGGAAACCCTATCCACAGGCTCGCCTTCCGCTCCTCTTATGACCAATCTTCGAAAATTGTTGTCTCTAAGAAGGTCTGACATTCTCTGCGTCACATCGCTTCTACCTGCCGCTCCGACTAATGTGTCAAAAACAACAGAGCCTCCTCTAGCGGCCATTCCAACAGGCCCACGATCCGTTCCTATTCTGCCAAGCATTCTGGAGATTAACCCTCCAGACTGATCCAGATTCTCAACAAACTCAACAAGCCTGCCATTCATCGGTTGCTTTTGGATACTTCTTTGTAGGCTGCCGCCAATTCTTGCAACATCATCAAAAAATCTAATTTGTTCTGCATCAAGATATTTAGTAACAAGATTAAAAACTTTTTGATCCGATTTTACCTGCCTCCACCAGTTTGGATAAAAAGACAGAGACATTGTGAAATCTTTATCAACATCAGCGGATCTGGCTGTTTTCTGCATTATTCCTTTTAATGCAGTAATCATAGCCTGCGGCCTAAGCTCTTCCGGAATCCCGTTGATCCTTCTGGTAAAAGACTGAATGTTTCCTCTAGTAATACTAGCGAGAGACTGCTCTAGCTTTGGCATCAAGTCATTGGTTAAATCTTTCCCAAGAGACTGTATTGAAAGCTCCTCAAGTTGCTTTCTCTGTGCTACTAAACCTTTTGCTGCGTCCCATATTTCAGGAGCCCTAGTGCCGACAATTCCCTCAAGAGCTTGGTTCTGCTGACGGGTAATTACATCATAGATTTGCCCAAGTGATCTTACATCGGTATCAGGATACGGATTAGAACCTCTCAAAGCAGAAGCGTACTGCTCTCCTGTGGCTCTTCTGAGACGATCAAGCGCTTCGTAGGATATTCCTTCTGGATCGGTTATCTGAGTAAGTATGTTTCTCAAACCAGAAGGCATTTGATTAATGCTTCTGTAGGCTTGATTTAGCTGACCAATGTATGAATTTAGGATTGGCGTTTCTACTGTCTGAAACTTTCCTCCAAACCTGTCTACCGCTTTATCTAGGGCTTTGTATAAGTAATTTGATTGCTCAGCCAATCCGGCAATATCATCCTGTATCCTGTCTCGTATAACATCATCAAATGCTCCGCGAGATGCTGCCGCGCCATATTCATCCATCCTTCTAGCGACATTCTCGGACAACGCTAAAATTGCATTTGCCTGATCGTCAGCTAGGTCTGATCCCAGCCTTGCTGTAAGTCCCGCCTGAACCGCTCTAAACTGCTCGTTACCCGACAATGCGCTTATTGGAACAGCCTGCTCAACGCCAAGCCTTTCTGCCGATTGGACAAGCGTGGGATCGGCTCTAACAGTTTCTGCTGCTCTTGCTACCCTTGAAGGCTGCTCGCTTATAGCCGCCTCGCCAACCTCAGATATTACCTGCCTCATTCCGGTTTCTTCCGGCGTTCTTCTGGCAAGCATTTCTCTTGCTCCTCGATATGCCTGCGGAACAATGTCGGACGCACCTGTAACCGTAGTCCCAAGAACAACTTCTGAAGGATTAAACTGACCTCCAGCGATAGTTTGAGCTGCTTCTATTCCCGATTGAGTTGCGGCCTCTAATCCCATTCTTCCCGGTATGGTAGCTCCCGAAGCAACCCTTGATGCCGGAGCAACTGTTGCCAGCATTTGCATAGCATCCATCATGCTGATGCCGGGCTTGTTCAAAGAAACGACTCGATTAGTCTGGCGATTGACAGCTAAGAATTCTCCCTCTGGAGTTTGTACGACTCCTATGTTTGGGTCTTGCCTCATTAGCATTTGACCAAACTCCCACGGATCAAACGTAGTAAGACCAACTGCGCTCAGCCCGACTCCTTTTGCTTGTCTACCCGCACGTTGCATGATCCCAGCATCTTCAGGGAGCGGAGTCATAATAGACTCAACACCAGCCATTGAAATTTCTGGTGCTTGCTCAAACGCGGCCCTTCTCTCTGCGGCATATCTAGCTGACTCAGAAGCGTCTGCCGCTCTCTGGATAGCTGCCTGTCTTCTTGCCTCCAGATCAGCAGGAGGCGGAGCGCCAACAATTTGACCCGGCGCAACATCGGAAGCACCAACAATAGAAGCAGAGGATCTTTGCTGTACTCTAGCCGTAGCGTTCTGAATCGCTTGCTGGCGAAGTCTTTGTAACTCTTCCTGATCTGCCATAATAATTCCTTAGAACAACGCTCGTTCTTCTTCATTCATTGCAGACCATACCTCTGGAGTTACTCCAGCATCTATTGCTGAGAATGGTAATGGCGGTCTTTGTGAAGATTGTCGATAATCAATCAGAGCATTTTCAGGGCTCAAATCACTTCTCTTAGCAACAGCCTCATATCGAGAATAAATACGCCCAAACTCTGTTTCTGCTCTGTTGTATATTCTTTGCGCTCTGTCTACAAAATCTTCTCTCACTGTATCCGCTAAACGAGTACCTTCTAACGCTTGATTGTATTTTGCCCAAATAGACTCTGCAATTGATCCGGTATTTGCAGCCGTTGCGAATTCACCCTCCCGCACAGTAGAAGTAGGATCAAGCATTCTCATAAATGCAAAGATCAATGATACGTCACCAGCGGGAGAAGGGTCTTCTGCGGATGCTTTTACGGTTGCTAACCCAGTGCTCCTAAGAGCAAAATCTTTTACCTGCGGTAGCGCGTTAAACTCTTTTCTTAAATCTGTTTCTGCTTTCCTAATTTCTTCAGAAGACATAGCAGGAATTCCAGCAACAGCCTCTGTTCTGATTCCTCCTCCCGGAGTCCGGAACATTGCTACGCCTTTCTCAACGCCTACAAACTCATCACCTTTGATCAGACCAAGCATTTTAGCGTTTTGAACGGTTGTGTTTATTTGAGGAAGAATAGCCTCAAAACCTCCAGACATTAGCTTATCTTGTAGAGCCAATGCACCGCTTGCGTCACCTCCATAATTAGTCAAAAGATTAGCTCTATCTCCTAATATCTCAGCCGCTGCCTGCAAGTTTCCTGTCCTAGCAAATCCCTGTATCGCTAACGCATCTTGTGCGGCAGATTTTGCCAAAACATCTTGCATCTGAATATCTTGCAATGCCATCTGTCTGCGTTGCTGCTCCTCAGCCTGCATCTGCTGCCGAAACTGCGGGACTTGACCTGTAGCAGCCGCGCCCAATCCTCTAAGCAGAGTAGGAATGTCTGTCCTACGCTGTTGCATTGGCATTCTGCCGCCTAGTAGTAAAGAGTTGTCAGCCATCTCGTTATCCTAATGAACCTAATCTATCGAAAGCGTTCATGTTGTATAGGTTTTGGAAGAAATTACCCTGAGCAGCTTGAGCTGGATTGGACTGCGTACCTTGAGTTGTTGGCGTGAATCCCTGACCAAGCTGATAGCCCAACGCAGCGCCCTGAAATATGCTTCCAGCAGGATTCGGTAGCGGAGTAAACTGCGCCGATGGTACACCTGCCAGATTGCTGCCTGTTCTCATATTGACCTCAGCCTGCATTCTCGCTAACTCTGTCTGAGCCTGTGCATCACCAGCCGCTGCGGCCTGCTGCAACTGGTTCATGTAGTTGGTCTGGGCTCCGATCATAGAAGCCGTTCCAGCTCCCTGAGCCTGCTGTAGATCAGCAAGCTGAGACGCTGCCGTACCAAACTGACCTGCGAGCTGCTCGCCTGCGCGAGTTCTCATGCCTGCTACGTTCAGTCCTGTCTGAGCCGCTAAGTCTGCTGCGCGAGTACCTATGCCCAGAGCGATGTTTGAGCGGCCTGCACCCAACCCGGTAAGCAGATCAGACTCTCTCACACCCAACTGCTGCGCCAGATTAGCCAACTGCGTACCCTGCTGAGTAGCCGCTTGTAATCCAGAAGTACCGCCGAGCACACCCAGATTAGCGAGTTGCTGAGCGCCGCCTGTGGCGATATTAGCCGCACTGCCTCTGGCGCCTAGCCCTTGAGCTGATAACGCCTGAAGGTTAGCTATCTGATTCTGCAAATCCTGTGAGGCCAATCCGGTTCCGTACCGGGCCAGCTCCTGCATGACTCTACCGCCTCCCAGACCGCCTCTGGCGGCTGCTGTGCGAAGAGCTGCACGTTCGCCCTGCTCTCGCAGGAATTGCATCTGTGGGCTCTCCTGATAAGCCTGCTGGAATGCCTCTGGGCCTAACGCGCCAGAGAGTGCCAGTTGCTGTTGCAGCGCCTGACCGCCAGCCTGAGCGTATGGATCAAACATACCCTCTGCTCTTTGAAAGCCTGACTCAATGTCAGCCCTAGCGCCTCCCAGAGCCTGCTGAAGAGCGCCTATGCCGGTCTGAGTACCCTGCATTATGTCTTGTCTGGCTTGCCCTATACCGCCTCTCAGGGCTCCTATGCCGCCTAGTGTGCCAGCAGTAAGCTCTCTGCCCGCTGCGCCTGCGGTAGTGCCTAAGAGCCCTGTGGCCCTTCCTGCGCCGCCTAACGCAGCCTGTTCTGCTGCTGCAAGACCTACAGGTAGCTGCGCGCCAGCCATACCGCCTGTTTGTGCATTTCTCAGAAGGTTTGGATTAACCGCATCTGGAACCGTAGTCACAGGAGGCGAAACAACCGGAGGAGGCGTTACAGGAGGACTTACCGGAGGCGTTACCACGGGAGGCTCTGGAAGAGGCGGAGGCTCATATATTGGAGTCTCAGGAATCAGCCCTCTTTCTTGCCTCATTCTGTCAAACGTAGTGTTTACAAAATCAAGCCCTAAACCATACTGATCGGCTACCTGTTGGGCTGTTCTGGTTCCAGAAAGCAAATCATCGAATACCTGATTCTGTATTCTGCCAAGATTGTTATTAACGTAATCAACGCTAACGCCGTATTCTTGAGCAACCTGCTCTGGAGTCTTAGCACCACTGGAAAGCTCACCTACCGCCCTGTTTATATCTTCCTGCGTGAATGCTGGGCGTGATGTATCTATTACCTTATCCAACGGGCGCGTAGGAGGAGTTATTGGTTCAGATTGAACCTGCTTCTCAATAACCTGCTGGATAGGAGGCGCATCGTTTATCACCTCATCGTAAGCCTGCCTAGCTACCGCAGGATCAACGCCCATCACATTCGCAACGTAATTAAGATCAGCGCCGACATCATCAATAAGCCTAGCGATCTCTGGAACCGTGGCGTTAGGCGTAGATTTTATAAAGTCGAGAACAATAAACTCGGCTTCTCTTACGCCTTCTGTATCTTCTCGCTTGCCTCTAATCATAACGGTATATTTCCATCTGTCTGAAAGCGCATCATCGCCTGTTGCATTTGATCAACTGGCGCGGCTGCTTGTGTAGTAGCTTGTCCCTGACCACCCGGCACAGGAGTGAATTGCATAGGCTGTGGATTCATAAGAGGATCAAGCACACTGTAATCTAGTTGACCGCCGACATTCTGAGCCTGCGGCATATATCCCAAAGATCCGGTTCCAAGTATTGCAGACTGCATAAACGGCTGGGCTTCAGCGATTCGCTGCTGAGCCATATAGTTACCTTCTCGGAATTGCTCTAGTTGCGGTCTGAACATTGAGCCAGCCAGCGCCAGAGCCCTGTTTGCGCTCTCTTGTCGGATATCCTGAGATCGCTGGAACGCAGGAGCTAACGGAGCCAATGCCTGTTGACCAAAGTTCTGGATAGCCTGCATAGCCTCACGGCGCATACGCTCTGAGGATTCTGTTTGACCTTCAGCAGCTTTGCGTTGCTGCCTAGCTCCATAAGCTCCCGCCGCCGCTCCCGCAAGGCTTCCTGCTACCGCTAATAATGGTACTGGCATAATATTCTCCTAAACCGCTATCCAGCCACGGGTACGGTCACCGCCGATCTCGGGCTGCATCTTTCTGTATTGGATTGATCCCGCACTTCCAGTGGTGTCGAGATATAAACTAAACTGTACCGCCTCAACAACTCCCTCCGGGCTTCCTGCACCCGTGATAGGAATAGACAGCGAGGCTTCCTGCGTAAACTGCCTAAATGGCTGCTCCATCGTGCCGTTAGCGTCAACTATCGGCTGTGCTGCGTTTAACTTGTAGCTCATTGCGTTGCCACGATATCAGCAGTCATCTGTATAAATACAGGCTTCACAGGGTCACTGATCGTAAACCGAAACAGCTCGAACCTCGAAGCCCTGCCATTGCGATTCCATATCACCCTGCGGTTATATTCACCAACCTTACCAACGCTACGGAGTCTCATGTCACTCCACACCTTTGCGTCAGTGCTGCGCTCCAAACCTACCTGCGGATCAACTGCGTCAGCGTTGCCTACTCCGCTCTCAACGGTAAGCTCCAATTCCGGAACAACAAAGCTCTCCATATTGTTCTGGAAAGGCTGAGTAACTATTGTCCTGCGTATCTCTGTCCCGTACTCGGTGTAGGTATCCTGATCTAAAAGACCTATGCGCCCATCTACCAGATCACCAGCCCACAACTGATTGTAAGCCCTCACCAACGCAGTTACGCGATAAGCACCAAGAGAACCATCTACAAATGACTTCCTTTCGTGCCATCGCTTGCTAATCGTGTCATATACCAGCGTAGTACCCGGCAACGCAAAGCCAACAAAGTACGCGCCTTTCTCTGCGTATGCCCAGCTAAATATGTCTGCTACCTGCGTTTCAGTCAGCTCGCTGAGCTCCTTGTCTATAGCAGTCGTAGATATCTTTGCTACGCTGTTACCATTCAGAGCCCAGATGGCCGGTGACTCATTCGCACCCGCACCAACAAACACAAA